ACAAAATAAAATTCTTAGAATTATTAAACGAAGATTCAATTAGTAATTCAATTGCAACTGATACTGGTAGGTGGTTGTACAACACATTTAATACACTAAATTCATGGTCGAAAACTTAAAAGAATATGGGTACAATTTTCAGGTTAAAGTGTTATCGCTGCTATTAACGGATAAACCTTTTATAAACAGTATTTATGATATTTTATTAGTTGAATATTTCGATTCAAAGTCATTAAAATGGTTATGTGAAAATACATTATCTTATTTCAATGAATATAAAAACATCCCAACCTTAGACGTATTTAAAGTAAAAGTCAATGATGTTAAAATTGAATTGGATCGTAAAGAAATAATCAATAGTTTAAAAGATATTTGGAAGTCGATTGAAAGTGACGATTTAACATTTGTAAAAAATACAATTGTTGAATTTTGCAAAAACCAAGAATTAAAACGTGCCATTTTAAAAAGTGCGGATTTATTATTAGAAGGTAAATATGAAGAAATTAAGCGGGTTGTTGATAATGCTATGAAAAAAGGTATGTCTGAAAATATTGGGCATGATTATTTGATGGATGTTGAAGAACGTTATAAGGAAAATTCAAATGGAGTTCCGATTAGTACGGGTTGGCAGGTAATTGACGATATTACGGGGGGAGGTATTCCGCCGGGTCATTTATGTGTTTGGATAGCAGGGCCGGGTGGATCAAAAAGTTTCCACTTGGTTCATTTAGGTGCGGCTGCTTTAAAAAACGGTAAAAAAGTATTACATTATACTTTAGAATTGGGTGAACATTATGTGGCACAACGTTACGATGCGTGTTTGACGGGAATAAATTTAGATGATTTGAAATATCATATTTCAGATATTAAGGCGGGTATTAAACAGTACAAAGATGCTGGAAAAATGACAATTAAATTTTTCCCAACCAAAAGTGTTTCTTTGCAAGGTATTAGGTCACATATAGAAAAAACTATAATGTTATACGGAAAACCTGACCTTGTGATTATAGATTATGCAGATTTGTTAAAATTAGGAACAAATCAAAATATGCGGAAAGATGAATTATTACAGGAATTATATGAAGAAATGCGTGGGATGGCGGGTGAATTTGAAGTTCCCATACATTCTGCTTCGCAGGTGAACCGATGTTTAAAATTTGATTCTAAAGTTGATATTGACGGTAAAGGAATGATTGATATTAAGGATGTTAAAGAAGATGATTTTATATTAACACATGAAGGTTATAAGCGTGTAGTTCAAACGTATGCACCAACCAAGCAAGCCGTATATAGAATCAAACTTAAAAGCGGTCAAACGATTGAATGTTCATCTAAACACGAATTTCCAACGATGTACGGACAATTAAAGTCGATTGAAAATGGACTTAATATAGGGGATAAATTATTTATTAAAAAATAGTCTTTTGTTATGTTGTATTATACTTATTATAAAAAGTACATACAGCATGACAAAAATTGAAAAATTATTTTCATTAAAAAATTTCGAGTATATTGAATATTTTATTCAAGATCATCATATACCAAAAATCGAAAAAATATTAGAATATTATACACTTAAAGAAATAAAAAATTATCATGCGTGTATTTATCGTTTTATATTATTTGATATTGATGATTGTTGGTTAGAACGCATCATAAAAATAAAGTCTATAAAAAAAGATAGTAGTTCACTTAGAATACATATTTTGAGATTTGGCGAAGAAATTGGGACAGAGTTATTTAATATAAAGTGTCAACAATCAATTACCAAAAAAGATGAATATATTAAAAAATATAATATTGATGCGTGGGAAGAATTATGTAGAAAGAAGCGAACATTTTCACTTGAAAGTTGTATAGAAAGGTTTGGTGAAGATGACGGAAAACAGAAATGGAATGAACGTCTGACTAAAAAATTAAATACACAGTCGAACAATTATAAAATCAATCCGTTTAAAAATGGAAAAACTTTACCTGAATTGCAGTCTAAATATGGTGATGAACTTGGTTATGAAAAATGGACGACAATTGTCAATAGACTAAAATATGTTAATACTAAACAATATTATATTGATAAACATGGATTTACGAAAGGTTTGGAATTATGTCGATTAAATAAAGATCATGCTTCAATTGAATATTTTGTAAAAAAATATGGTGAAATAGAAGGTAAAACGCGTTATGATGAGAATTGTAAAAAAAATGGTGTTACATTGGATAAAATGATTGCTAAGTACGGTGAAGAACAAGGAACAATAAAATATCAATCATGGTTAAATACAAGTTGCATTGGAAATCCAAATAATAATCGTAAATTATATAGTAAAGTATCTCAAAAATTATTTTGGGAAGTTTACAACAGGTGTTCAGAATCTTTAAAATCAAATATATATTTTGGCGAATTAAATCAAGAATATAAATTATTTTATTTTGATGAAAAAATAAAACGACATTTTCGTATAGATTTTAAATGTGAATTTTGTATAATTGAATATGATTGCGATTATTGGCACGATGCTGAATCGGATAAAAAACGAGATTTGATAACAAGTGAATATGGATATAAAACATTACGAATTAATGATAAAGATTATACAAAAAATAAAGAAAATGCAATACAAAAATGTTTAGATTTTTTATATGAAAATACATAATATACATAAAAATGAATATATTGATGCTTCGGAAATTGAATCTATTGAATATATAGGTGAATTTGATACAATTGATATTACGGTAGCCGATGTTCACATGTTTATTGCCAATGGAATAATTACTCATAATTCGGGAACAACGTCTGATGTAATCGAAGGGGATTCAATTTCTGAATCATTTGGTAAAATGTTCACAGCCGATTTTGTTGCGTCAATCAGCCGTAAAAGTAAAGATAAACTTAATAATTCGGCACGTGTTCATATTATTAAAAATCGACTTGGGCCGGATGGTATGACATTCCCTGAATATATTAATACGGCAAAAGCCGAAATACAAATTTTAGATGAACGATCAGAACTTGGACAAAAAGTTAAATCCGATATGATTAGCGATAACGAGTATCAAAGAAGGGAATTAGAAACAATTTACACAAAACAAAAAAATATAACGAATTTAATTTAATTATCTTTGATAATTAACAATAAAACAAAAACAAAGGACAACAATGAATTTAAACCAAAAAATATTATCGGATATTACAATTTTTATGAAATATGCTAAATATCTACCCGAAAAAAACCGTCGTGAAACTTGGATTGAATTGGTGGATCGGAATAAACAGATGCACATTGACAAATTTCCCGAATTGGTAGATGATATAGAACTTGCATATAAGTTGGTATATGATAAAAAGGTTTTACCATCCATGCGGTCTTTACAATTTGCGGGTAAACCGATAAAAATGAATCCATCCCGTATCTATAATTGTTTTAAAAGAGATACAAAATTTATAACATCTATGGGTGTCAAATCCTTTGAAGATTTTAATGATGGTGATGAAGTAGTAGTAATGTCTCCCGACGGAACATGGCAAAAATCTAAAGTTAGAAATTATGGGGAACAATCATTATCTAAGTTTACTTTTAAAAAAAATAGGTCGGAAAAAGTAGTATATGCAACCAATAATCACAGATGGTTATTACATAATGGAACTGATACAACCAGTTTAAAGATTGGGGATAAATTATTACCCGTTACTGATACATTTTCAAACTTTGACTACGAAGAATCTGATCCAATTGGACGTATGTATTGGGCGTATGGTTATATTTTTGGTGATGGTACACGAGTACGAAATAGAAATAAAGAGGCTAAATGGTCAATGGTAAGATTATGTGGAGATGATAAGACTAAATATTTAAGTAGATTTGAAGAATTAGGCTTTACGTCAAGTTCATCAAAATCATTAAATGGTGATGTTATTGTTTATTCGGGTCATTATTTGAAAACTATACCGAGTATTGAAGATGGTGTTGATTTATTACGTGCATTTATATGTGGATATATGGATGCCGATGGTAGTAGGCAGTATGATACTACAATGGTTAACAAATGGAAAGGAATCCAATCATCAGATTTAGATCATATTGATTTAATAGATTCGTTATTTGAAACGGTTGGGTTGTTTATAACTCGAAAAGAAGATTTAACTGGACAAAAAACTAATTATGGAATTAGACCAACCACATTCCGATATGGAATGTATCATACTTTTGGTAAACGTCCAAATTCATTTTGGTCTGTTACTGATATTGAATATAACGTAGAAACTGCCCAAGTTTGGTGTTTGGAAGTAGAAAACACGCATTCCTTTGTATTATCGGGCGGGTTATCAACGGGGAATTGTGCATATCTTCCAGTTGACGATTGGCGTTCATTTTCGGAAGTAATGTTTTTATTGTTGGGTGGAACTGGTGTAGGATTTTCTGTTCAAAACCATCATATCGAAAAATTACCCGAAATAAATAAACCACGACAAGACAGACAACGTCGCTGGTTGGTAAATGACAGCATCGAAGGTTGGGCAGATGCAGTTAAAATTTTAATAAAATCATATTTTTATGGTGGATCAAAAATTAATTTTGATTTCAGTGATATTCGTGCCAAGGGAATGCGATTAATTACAAGTGGTGGGAAAGCACCCGGCCCACAACCATTGAAAGAATGTTTATTAAAAATTGAAGGTATTTTAGAAAACAAAAACAATGGTGAAAAATTAGCATCAGTTGAAGTCCATGATATAATTTGTCATATTGCCGATTCCGTTTTGGCTGGTGGGATTAGACGGGCGGCTCTTATTTCATTGTTCAATGCCGATGATGATGATATGATTTCATGTAAAAGTGGAAATTGGTGGGAATTAAACCCACAGCGTGGTAGGGCAAATAATTCGGCTGTATTACTTCGTCATAAAATTACAAAAGAATATTTTTTAGATTTATGGAAACGTGTTGAAATGTCAAATGCTGGTGAGCCGGGATTTTACTTCACAAATGATAAGGATTATGGTTCAAACCCCTGTTGTGAAATCGCTCTTCGCCCATTTCAATTTTGCAATTTATGTGAAGTCAATGTATCGGATATAGAATCGCAGCAAGATTTAGAAGAACGAGTTGCCGCCGCTGCCCTAATCGGTACAATACAAGCAAGTTATACGGATTTTCACTACCTTCGCCCAATTTGGAAGAAAACTACTGAAAAAGATGCGTTAATCGGTGTATCAATGACTGGTATTGGTAGTGGTAAAATTTTAAATTGCGATCTAACCGAAGCCGCAAAAGTAGTTGTTAATGTAAATAAAATTGTAGCCAAAAAAATAGGAATAAACGCCGCTGCTCGACAAACAACTATTAAACCTGCTGGTACAAGTAGTTTAGTATTGGGTGCATCATCAGGTATTCATGCGTGGCACAATGATTTTTATACAAGACGAATCCGTGTAAATAAAAATGAAGCAATATATACATATTTGTCTATTTACCATCCTGAATTATTGGAAGATGACTATTTTAGACCACATGATACAGCAATTATTTGTATTCCACAGTCCGCCCCCCAAGGTTCAATTATTAGAACCGAATCACCATTTGATTTATTAGAACGTATTAAATTATTTTATACAACATGGATTGCAAATGGTCACATTGATGGTCAAAATACGCATAATGTTTCTGCAACCGTATCAATCAAAGAAGATGAATGGGATTCAGTAGGTGAATGGATGTGGGAAAATAGAAATTTTTATAACGGATTGTCAGTTTTACCATTTGATAACGGTTCATACATACAAGCACCATTTACTGATATTACCGAAGAAGAATTTAATACGCTATCAAAAAATCTTAACGATATAGATTTGACTAAAGTAATTGAAATGCAAGATGAAACACAATTACAGGGCGAATTAGCATGTTCCGGGGGAAACTGTGAGATACGATGATTGGATAACAAAACTTTATATTATGGAAAAAACAATGATTTCAGACTTTGAAACTAAATTCACTATCCCATATCAATTCGGTTACTATGAAACTGGAGTAAATAGTGAAGATTTTGTCGTCAAATGGTACGACAATATAGAAAATTATACATTGGAACAAATTAATATGTTTGCCGATGTTGCGTCTTTCCAGCAAAAAGATGTCCGATATGTATATAATCACGACAAATTTTTATTGGAATTTTATAGATCACAAAATCCATGTGTTATTGATTTTAACTTAATAAACGAAAATGAAAAAAATAACTAAAGATGGTATTATACATACCATAAAAATTGAACCCATTATGACTGCTTGGGTTTATTCGGATTTGTCAATTGTACCCGGTCAGTACAAATTCACGGTTGAAATTTTATGTCGGCACGGTAAACCCTCGATTGGTGGAAAAGATGTGCAGGATTGGTTTTTTTTGATTTTTAATAAATTTCTTGCACATTCAAGCGATAATAATACTGAATTTATCGAATATTGTAATAAATTAGCAAAAAAGAAAGAAGATTCAATTTTATTTGTAGAAAATTTCGATAACGAATATATTTTAAAAACATTATTTGCGATTATTAGTAATACTATTGATGATAATTGTGAATTAATAAGTATAACTGTTGAATAATATTTAAAAAAATGGACATTAAAGTAAGGTTTGAATCAAAGATTCAAAATATCAAACCCAATGAAATTCAGGAAATTTACGATTTCTTGGAAGGATTACAAGAATATGGACACATCTACCATTTTCCACCCAACCGATTAGATGAACCTTTCAATAAAATATTGGAAGGAATTGCCGAAATACAAAAATTAATGAAAGAATCATGGTCAATGTAAATAAAAATAAAAGAACATTTACAGAAGAACATAAAAAGAAAATAAGTGAATCGCGAAAACAACTAAAATATAATGGTTGGATTCCTTATAATCTCGGAATGAAAATGGATAGGACTTCGGTGTTAAAAAATATGAGATCGCATTTAAAATATGATGTTACATTTGATTGGCTTGATACATTTGAAGATATTGAAAAATTAAAGTTTTTAAATAGGTCTATAAGTAGAAAAAGAGATTGTGCGGGGTTTACAACCAATATTTATATCAAGTTTATTGAAAAATTCTATTTTGATAAAAAATTTAATGAGTTATATTCAAAATGGATTAATACAAATGATAAGTGGATTAAACCATCACTCGATCATATTAAAGCAAAGTCATTGGGTGGAAGTTTATTAATTGATAATTTACAATTTATTAGTTGGCTTGAAAATAGGGCTAAAATGAACATTGAACAGGAAAAATGGGATAAACTTAAAAAAAATATTAATTATTATTTATGAATTTATTTAACAATATAAATGAAGTTATAACCGTAGGGCAGTTGCCAGCGAATAGCCTTGTTAATGCCGATTGTCTTGATGTAATGAAATATATTGCAGACAAAAGTATTGATATGGTGCTGTGTGATTTGCTCTACGGCTGAGGAACTACTGCATGTTCATGGGATACTATTATCCCGTTTGATAAACTTTGGGAACAATATAATCGAATTATAAAGGATAATGGTGCTATTGTTTTGACTGCAAGTCAACCTTTCACAAGTGCATTGGTAATGAGTAATCCTAAAATGTTTAGATATGAATGGATTTGGGAGAAAGATAATGGTACTAATTTTCCAAGTGTAAATTTTCAACCATTTCGTGTACATGAATGTGTATTAGTTTTCGGAAATTTTTCTACAACATTTTCTAAAAATGGACGATATAATTACAATCCACAATTTGAAAAAGGAAAGCCATATAAATGTGTTAGTGGAAATACAGTTCGTGACGGATTGCGACATGATAGTAAAATTCAAACGGGTAATTATGAGACGATTAATGATGGTAAAAGGTATCCAAGAAGTGTTATAAAATTTAGTAAAGATAAAAACAAAATCCACCCAACCCAAAAGCCAGTTGCATTATTTGAATATTTAATTAAAACTTACACCAATGAAGGTGAAACGGTTTTAGATAATTGTGCTGGATCGGGAACGACGGGAATTGCGTGTATAAACACTAATAGAAATTATATCTTAATGGAAAAAGAAGAAAAATATTATGATATTATCAATGATCGTATTAAACAACATACACATTTAAAAGTAAATACAACAAATAACTTTTTTTAAAAATTTTAAAATTAAATGATAGACTTAAATAAAAACCCGAACGCACCATTTGAAAAATTTGATAATAAAACTCCCCAATTAAATTTACAATCCAACCACCCAACTCCAGTTTTGATTGTATATTTAGATGTTCGTGAAATTCCTAATGACATATTCAATGAAACTATTAATGAAACTTATGAATCATTATCATTTTTGAAGAATCATGGTTGGTTACATATTGTTTGTCCAGTTCGAGAAACAACACGTATTGAATGTTTATCAACGGATAAAGCAGATTATATCGAATTTGAAAAATTTAAAACTAAAATTTTAGCGAAATGTACAAACTAGAACAAGAATATTATTCCGTTTTGAATAGTGAATTTCATCCCGAATTGTCAGGTAATTATGAATTAGACAAGATAGAATGGGAAAAATTTTGCACCAACCATAAATCTACAATAAATGTAAAATTAGGTTCAAAAACCGCCAAGGATGGATTTTTAAATGAAAAATTAGTAGTTGAAAAATTTATGAATTGGCAAAATGATACGAATGTGGAAGGTTGGTTGTTACAAATGGGTTATGATCTAACTGAAATTGAATATGTTACGGCTGAAACGTTGCACGGATATAAAACTGATGTTCAAGTCCAAGTAACGATTAAATTAAAAAACCTAATTGATGCTCAAAATTTACAGGTCAAATTGGTCAGTAATCCAAAAGGTTTTAATCAAGTCGATAAGAGGTGGGTTGATACATATCAGAAAATGTGGAATATTCCCGAAAATATTACAACCACCCTCAAGCATTATACTGGTGAACTTCCACCAACCATTGAAAATCCTAAAGATGAACGTCGAATGTTTACCGATGAAATGGATTTTAATCACGTGTTAGATTGGTTTCGGGAAAATAAATTTTTAATTATATCGGATATTATGAAAGGTCGCGGTAAATTCGCGGCTGAATGGATATTGGTAGCGTTGAATGTAAATGATGATGTAAAATGGTTGTTAGAACCAATGAATGTCGCTATGAATCATTTTAGTCAGGGCGACGTAACAACAACATCACAAGGAAACTTTAAAATTGGTCGAATAACAGTACAACGGAAGGGTGGGGACGCTGGACGAGATACGGCCAAAATGTTACAATTTAAACTAAACCCTGCTGAATTGTTTATTAAAAATACTTAAAAATTAATGAAAAACTTATTATTTTATCTTACTGCAATATTATTTGCAACATCTTGTACAACTACCAAACCAGTTGTAAAAACATTATTAGAACCCGGTGCTTTTTATGTCATTGGGGTCGGTGCTTACGATGGTGATTCACCGTCTTTTAAATTCTTTGGAAGTGATTCTATCCAACGATTAAGGTTATACGGAATTGATGCACCTGAACACCAATCTTTATACGTTACAAAACCACAACCTTACAATAAAGAATCTGCTGAATTTTTACGGTTATTAGTACGAAAAGACACATTAAAAGTTGTTCCAATATACACCGACCAATTTGATAGGATGGTCTGTAAAGTTTATACGCGTGATAGTGTTGATTTATCTGTTTATCAATTGGTAAATGGTAATGCGTGGTCAAGAAATGAACCGAATCAACCAAAGTCTGAATTTAAACTTTATAACGATCTTCACCGTACCGCACGTAAAAATAAATTAGGTTTGTGGGCTTTGGGTGGAAATAAAATCAGTCCAATTGTGTGGCGTAAAAGATACAGTGGGTGGATTGCTCGTTAACTAAATGTTAATAAGGTTGTGTAATCCAAATATTTGACTTATCTTTGTCATAATAAAAAATGATAACGAATATGAAAAACAAACGAGAAATAAAATTTAGAGCATGGGACGGAAAATACATGCAAAAAGATGAATTTTATGTCGATTCTGATGGTGATGTTCTAATTTTAAATTCAACAGATTATAATGAAGGTAGGTTGGTTTATGTGGATTGGAAATTAATGCAATATACTGGTATCTGTGATAAATACGATAAAGAAATTTACGAAGGCGATATTGTCCGTTTCAACTCATTTGATGATCTTAAAATAAAAACAGGAATTGTAAACTTCGCAGATGGTTCATTTCGGATAACGGTTGATGATTATTTTCATGCGTATCGGTGGATTGATTATGATTGTGAAATAATTGGTAATATATACGAAAAAAATGACTAACGAATTTAGACTTTGGACTGGTATATCAATGCAATATACCGATTTCTTTGTATCTCCAAATGGTTATTTTTATCAATTTGAAAATGACAAACTTGAACCAACCCACCCATCTTGTAAATTAATGATTTTCACTGGTGTTTATGACAAAAACGGTGAAGAAGTTTATGAAGGTGATATTTTATTATGTTGTGATGAATTTGGCGTTGTAGAATATAATAGATATATGGCATCATTTGAATGTAAATTTAAATCTAATACTAAATCTATTGATTATATTGTCAGTAATCATCTTGATATTATTATCATTGGAAATATATATGAAAATCCAAAACTTATTAAATAATGAAAAAAATAGAATGTCCGAACTGTTATTCGGAGTTACAATTGGAAAGTGTAATTGTTGATACTTCTAAATTAAATAAAATAGAATATTATCAAAAACAACTCGAATTGATTGAAAAACGCAAAAAAGCGTTAAATACTGCCAAAGACGAACTGTATAATCGAATTTATACATCTACAAAATCAATCAATATTGGTTTTATTGCCGAACGACTTATTCCAGCAATGGATACGTTTAACTTTGACCACAAAAATTGCAGACATACTGGAGGTGATCCAATTGATTATATTATTTTCGATGGGATGGCTAATGGTAAAGTAACTGAAATTTTATTCGTAGATGTTAAAACGGGTGGTGCGATATTAACCAAACGACAAAAAGAAATTCAAGCGATTATTAACGAAAAAAAGAATGTCAAATTTAGAACTTATTAAGATGGATCAAATAACTAGAAATACTTTTTGCCAATGCTCTGAATGTAACCATTTTTTTCGGCAATCCGATACTGTTACTTATGACGATGTTCGCCCAACCCTAGATTTCTTGGACAAACTTAATCGCGAAATTAAGAAATTAGAAATTCGTGAAGATATAATGCGAACTAAATTAATTAAAGTTAAGCAAGATGCAACTTTGGCGGGTAGAATTGCTGCCGATGAACATATTGCCGAATATGATACGATTTTTAAACCATTAGGTTACAGTCCAAACGATGTGAAAGTTCACTTCCACCCAATAGATTTTGTGGTATTCAATGGAATGAACGATCCAACCAACCCCGTAATAAAAAACATTGTTCTGTTAGATTCTAAGAAGGAAAATGACCCTATACAAGAGTCAATTAGGCAATGTGTCGAAAATGAACAATATAAATTTGTAACAATTAAAATAAAGTCCGATGGGACTGTAATCGAAGAATAATGTTAGACGAACATCGTAAAAGAATGTTAAATATTTGTGTTAATATAATGGTTCAACGACCTGATATATTCTTTTTAAGTAATATAATTTATCAGTATGCGGTCAATGTGCTAATGCTATCAAATGAAGATTTAACATTTTACCATAAATATTCAATTGAATCTAGGATAAATTTAAAATCTGTGATAGATACTGAATTATCCAAAACCGACCACATAAGGTACTTTCTCCCAACCGATAAACTTAACATAATTGAAGATATACATTATATTAATTTAAAATCTATACTTTCCAATTATATTGACAACGATAATATTCACCATTTAGACACAATATTAAAAAATGCAAAGATTTGAAGAAATGCCTTTACCAAACCAAACGTATCATTCATTTGATTCATGGTTTGAGGCAACCAATGGATTTTTAATTAAATCATCATTTGAAATTAGCACCGATGAAAATTTGCGATTTATATTTAAACCAATGTTTTTAGATTTTAAAGACGGTGTTTATACATATAGTGAAACAATTGAATGTTGGGACAATCCAAGTTATATTTATAATTTCTTTGATAATATTTTTTACGAAAGGTGGGATTTGATTGAATACACAGATGTACTTGATTTAGAATTTTTCAAAGAAAATCGAATACAATTTGTTCAAATATATAACTTTATGCGAACTGTTAAGGATAAATTATTAGACCGAAAAAAATAAAAATTTAAAAAAAATAATAAAGTTTAAATACTATTAAAATTTGCAAATATGAATGTCGAATTTATAAACGAAGGTAATAAATTATGTGCCGATTACTTAGGCTATAAATATTACAAATGGACGGATAAAGATATTCCAAACAACCTAAGTGGTGGGTGGATTCATACTAAAAAACAACCAAAAGATCGTTATTATTATCTTGGTCGAACTGCTAAAGAAATGGCTTTTCATTGGGACTGGAATTTACTGATGTTGGTTGTTGAAAAGATTGAAAGTATTCGTGATAAAGACTTTGGGTGGTTTCAGGTTTATATTAACGGTAATACATGTACAATTCAATCTAAAAATGTAAATGTTCATAAATATGATCTTGAAACTTATATGTCTAATCCAAACGCTATTTTTCAAACAAAAATTGAAAGCACGTTTTATAATGTTGTCGAATTTTTAAAATATAATGAAAAGTCAAGTCAAAAAGATAAGTGAACTTATTACTGATTATGAACTAATCAATGGTTCATTAGTAAGTGATGATATTTTACTTGATGAATATAGTGGCGTTGTTTTTAAGGTTGTTAAATGTGGTGTACATATAACGGTTCAATGTTTTTTAAAGGACTATTCGGGTGGTTATATAATGTCAACTAAAAGACGCAACGATATGGAAACATTAAAAAAAATAATAAATCATTTACAAAATGAAAAACAAAGAATTAAATAAATTATTCAATTTAGATTTATCCATCTTTGAATTACATAACTGGTTAATTGTCAATAAGAAAATTTATATTGAAATTCGACCAATTGATGACTGGAATGGGTGGAAATATAGGATTTATCAAGAAGATTGTATGTATCCATTTTATATGATTGCTGGTAATTCATTTTATAAAAATCCGCCAACCACTTATGAAAATTGCCTAATTGATGCCTTGAATGAATTGTATTTGTTATTAGAATGTTAATTCATTAGGCAAATTCAATTTTTGCGTTTATCTTTGCAATAAAATATTTAAAAATATGTGTGCAAGAATAAATGTAGGCATTCGGCCAAAGTACCTTTCTGACCAACACTTAATTGCGGAATCAGTCGAAATCACAATGATTGTTGGCTCATTACGGAAGGATGGGTGGAAAATTAAAGGTCAAGTTCCAACCGAATTTTGTTTGGGTCAAGGTCATATTAATTTTTTCAAACCAAAAATTCTGTATTTAAAGGATAGGTTGGAAGAAGTTAATAATGAAATGCGTGAACGTGGTTTCAATCCATCCACCCAAATAGATTTAACTGAAATTGAATCTGAAAATTTAAAGACAGGGTGGACTGTAAAATTCAAAGATACGTGTTTAATCCGACAACGTGTAATTGAACGTCTTAAAAATCCATTAAAGGCGAATGGTACATTTCATAGATATTATGGAAAACCAATTGAAAATATGGATGAATTTTGTAATCAAATAAAAAGACATAGATTGTACTATGTCTAAAAATAATAAATTATGCTAAATATAGACGAACTTTCTAATGAATTTGACAGAATGTTGTTTTCCTTAACTAAGGAAGACTTACTCGAATGGGTTTTGTCTTATGAAACTAAAATGATAACTGAACAGGCTAAATCTGTAACTGATGAATTAATACCAATCGTTGATATTATATTAACGAAAGAAGATATTAAAAAATCCCAAGAAATTCTTGATAAATATGATTGTTTACTTGATATAATTCAATCAAAAAATCCAACCACATGTTTCACTGTAAACCGATTAAAATAAAATGTCTAAAATTAAAGAAATTATTGAATCGGGTTTAGAATTTTATGATAGAAATTTAATTCAAACAAAATCAGTGGAAAATATGATGAAAGAATATGCCGAATGGTACTTGGAACAATATAAAGAAAGATGTACACATCATTTTTGGATGGATGATATTGGTCAAGTTTTAATAAATGAAACACAATTTAATCAAATACCAAACCCACCACACGAATAAAATTTAAAAATCGAAATGGAAGAAACTACTCAATATGGTATATCCCATATATTTGAAAAATACAACTTTAACCCGTCAATGACACATCTTGATAATTTTGTAGGTCAGGACATTGTTGATATTATTAAAGATGTCTTAGTTCAATTTTCACTTGAATATGATATTAACCCATGTACAACACAACGTGAAATTGAATGTTGTGTAGATGAATTTATTAATAAATAATGAAAATCAAAATAAAAAAATTACACCCTGACGCTGTTATTCCCACTTATGCCCATATAGGCGATGCTGGAATGGATTTAACTGCTATATCACGAACTTGGAAATATTCTGATGGTGGTGGTTATTATGAATATGGTACTGGTTTATCAATCGAAATACCTGATGGGTATGTAGGTTTATTATTTCCACGAAGTTCACAAAGTAATGTAAATCAATTACTTACCAATCATGTAGGGATAATTGATTCAAAATTTCGAGGGGAGATAAAGGCTCGGTTTAAATATGTTTATCATCTACAAAATGAATTAAATTTTGATTATGATATATATGAAGTAGGCGAACGCATTGCTCAACTAATCATTTTACCTTTCCCCCAAATCGAATTTGAAGAAGTTACTGAACTTTCTGAAACTATTCGCGGTACTGGTGGGTTTGGGAGTAGTGGGCGTTAATATGACAAATATAATACATTTAGGTGATGTCAAGACGGAAATAAAAAAACTTGCTGATAATTCGGTTGATTGTTGCGTTACAAGTCCACCCTATTTCGGACTTAGAAATTATTTGGACGATGCACGGGAAATTGGAAATGAAACGACATTAACCGCCTATATTAACAATCTAGTCGAAGTTTTTGAAGATGTCCGTCGTGTATTAAAACCCACTGGAGTTTTCTTTTTAAATATCGCTGATTCTTACTGTACATCCAATGTCAAGCAAGGTATAAAACGCAAAGAATTAATGAATGTTCCACACCGCCTAGCAATTGCTTTGTCCGAGGCTGGTTGGTATCATCGTGATACAATTATTTGGGCAAAGGCATCTAGTGGACAAGTCCGTGAAGGTAGTGTTATGCCTGAATCTTGTACGGATAGATTTTCAAAAAGTTTTGAATATGTTTTCATGTTTACTAAAAATGAAAATTACTTTTTCGATCAATTTAGTGTTAAGGAAAAAACAGACCATTTGGGTAAATTCGATGACGGAGTAGTTAACATGCGTAATGTTTGGCGGATAAACTTACAACCCGGTGCGGCTGGTGAACATATTGCTGGTTATCCTGAAAAATTAGTCGAACCGTGTATAAAAACTGGTAGTTCTGAAAAAGGTTGTTGTGTTGAATGTGGAAAACCTTGGGTTCGGATATTAGAAAAACAAATAATTGAATCTAATTCACGAAGTGATCGAAAAATAGCAAATACCAATAATGTATCTGATAGTTCCGTTTTTAAAACTGATAATATTTCAATTCAAAGATCGGTTGGGTGGAAAAAATCATGTAAGTGTTTAACCGATGAAATTAAACCATCCTTAATTTTTGACCCGTTCATGGGCAGTGGAACAACGGGGGTGGTTGCTTTGAAACTTGGTAGAGAATTTATCGGAATTGAATTAAATCCCGAATCAATAGAAATTGCAAATAAACGGATTTCACCGTTTTTACATATTAACACATTTTATTAAAATAATGACAGCATTAGAAACATTAAAAAATTGTACAGTTAAAAATAATATTGTATATTTACCTCCCACCCAATTGGACAGAAAAGTTTATACAGAAGTCAAAAAATCATTGGAATTAATTGGCGGGGAGTGGAAAAGTGGTAAAATTCAAGGCTTTGTTTTTAAAAGTGATCCATCCGACCTTTTAGAACAAATCGCATCGGGTGAAAAACGTAATCTTAAAAAAGAATTTCAATTCTTTGCAACACCATCTGAAATTG